GTAATATTTTTTGACAATACACTTTCAACATCTATCTGTAATTGATCGCCAATCTCCCATTGGTGTCCAGACCCATGCGTTAATGTCATTACCTGTATTTCATTAACTGGTGTAGGACTCAGATCATCATCAAAGTCAAACATAGGCACGTTGGTATATGGCACTTCATCCAAGAACCAATCTGTATCTGTACCCAAGTTAATTAATCGTTGTGGCGGCACGTCTTCCTGAAACAGCAGCATGACGCTTTCAGTTTGCGTATCCCTGATAGTTGCTACTTGGGCAGCAGTGTACGGAACCTTAACGTCGGCAACATGGGTTCCTGGATTCTTGAAAATCCGAATATTTCCGTCAGTAACCGATAACAAATAGTTTCTATCAGTTGTTACGCTAAAGTTTAGCAGCTTAGATTCTGATGGATCTCCAGCCGTAGTGGTCTGGGTAATCAAATTAAAATCAGCCAATGTGACTGTAGCAGCACCTAGATCAGTAGCGCCAAGTCTAATTAATCTGACATATCTTTTTGCTGATCCAATGGGAATTCTAAAGTCTTGTGGATTCGTCCCGAGTAGTGGAACAGTGCTAACGGTAGTCCATGCGATTGCGTCAGGAGAGTCCTGTATAACAAACTCAGTAGATGATCCGCTAGACAGGCTAATTTGTCTTAGGTCTACAAATACTGCCGTAGTTTTTAGTACAGGCGTTGCAGTACGGTCGTAGTACGCAACAATGTATGGATTTGTTGTTCCTATTGCTACAGTTGTTGCCGTAGTAGTAGCGTCATTGCCATCGTTAGCGACTGATCCAGTACCGCCATTGGGCATAGCTGGATTTTGAGCCGTTAAACGCTCTAGTTTATTGAGAACAGTATCAATATGTTCAGTGCCAGGACGACGCTTGACGCCACCCTGTGGGACTAGGACTACGTTATTAGCCGTCTGTAACCCTTGGTAATACTGATTAATATCAGTACGGCCACGCATTAATGGGGATAACTCTCCACTAACAAAGTTATTTTGGATAAAGCGAGACTTGGCCACTAGAACCTCACGTTAACAAAAGGGTTGCTCGTGATAGGTGTCATTGGATATTGCTGGGAGTCTGTATATCGGGCCATCCTAGAAGCGTTTACATACTCAGCAGACATTTCTTGTCGTGATGCCGAACTGTCTCGGATGCTTGTTGCAAAATCTTTAGCCAGCGCATACTCGATCATCTGAGTGAAGTACGGCGGCCATGATGATTCTGGAGCGTCATAAATATAGTCGCAGTAAAGTGGGCCGGTATTGTTGGCATACACTTTATTGCCATAAATCTGGTATCTGATTCCTGGGTATATCTTAACTAGGAATAATAAATCTGAAGGTAGCTGGTAGATTGAGTCCCATTCTTGATCGATTGGAACTTCCGTTGTAAGCGATAGCTGTGCTTTTACTCTAGCAAATCCCCATCTGTGCTTTGTTAGCTCAGACCGGACAATGCTGTCATACAACGTATTAGCAACTTGTTGCGCCCTAGAACCGCCGATTAATGAATTGATTGGAGTATCCCCGATCAAGACTAACGCACCATTAACTACGCCGATTTTAGTTGCCATATTATTACTCGAAAGAATGGGGAGCCTGTGAAGACCCCCCGTTCAGTTTCAATGTATTACTTATGCCGTAATAGTAGTACCGCCAGCAGCAGTAATGGTCGTGCCATTATTTGCTTTGATATAAGTAATAGTTACTATTGGAGTCGCGGGAGTAGTTGTATCTTTGCAGATAACAAGATCCCCAACAGCCAGCTCGCTAATAGCCGCAAGAAAATAATCTGCGTTATCAACGACAGTTTTAGCGTCAGCAGAAGTATACTGCCAAGTGCTTCCACCGTTGCCTGAACCGCCAATGCGGCATAAACCTGTTCGGTCAAAAGACATGATATTCTCCTTATGCAGTCTTATCGTATTGAACTTTAACTAAACCACCCTCATCGCGAACGACAGAGCCAGCTTTTAACATACCGTTACTTAACCAAGAGGTACGTTCAGCGATCCAGTTAATTTCAGTTTTCATGTCGATACCAACGGCCAAGCCAACAGCAGGGCGCTGATAGAACCATGAGTCAACGATGTTACCGGCTTCAGTCAAACCACCTTCAGTCCGAGTTTCGATGATGATGAATCGGAACCCTACAAGGGTATTGATCTCACCAGAAACCAGAGCCTTGATGTTCTGATAGTCCGTAGACGTTGCCAGTTCATCGTTCAACAAACCACCTAAGCCTTCAGCTTCAATGACTGCGAACAGGTCAGTGTTTGGTACACCTTGGTCACGCAATTCAACTTGGGCTTGGATTACCTTAGCCATAGTTAAGTTTGTAGTGCCAGCAGGTACAGTAGTTGTTAATGGAGTCGAGGCATCCATAGCATCGATAACCAACTGGTCACAACGACGACCCAAGGCACCGGCAATTGTCATTGCCAATTCTTGTTTCTCATCGAAGTTAACATCAGCTTGGTCGAAGATGTCGGTGTACTCAGGCGCATTCCAGTTAGCCAACGTAGCAGTCTTGAACTCATGGCTTACGTCCATAGGAGTTACGAGATCTGAAGTTGATTTCTGGTTTGCAAGGCCCTTGCCTTGACGACGGAATTTGTAGGTATCACCTACTACGTTGTTTCGTACAGTTACAGAACCTTTCAACAGGCCCATGCCCTGGTAGGCATGCTTAACCATGCTGTCAAATTCTGTTACCGCAACAGAAGATAATTGTTTTGACATTAGTCTAATCCTCAAAATTTATAATAATCTACACAAGTGTTTCACATGAAACATTTGCTGGTTATGAGGTTTTGACTGAGTGCCCGACAGATCGGTCAGCCTTCAACCCAAATCTGTCAGATCCGCGATGGGAGTCCCTGACAGACATATAATATCATTTTACTTTATAAAAGCAACCTACCCAAATACCTGAACATTCGGCTTGTCACCACCAAAAGCAAACATCATTTCTTGAATTTTCTTCTCATGGTTAGAGTCTACTGACCGTAGAAGGTTTCCGTTATCGTCCTTTCGGAACATCTCTTTCTCGATGTCAGGCCAAGTGATTCCGCCAGGAACAACATGCCCGTCGATAGGTAGTTTTTGCGGCGCCGTACTCTTAATCAGTGCTTCTACCAGCATGATAGAGTCAGCAGAGTTAACAGCATAGCGAACTTGCTCGTAGACCTCAGCGTCCAGATTATTTTTCATAAATTGTTCTACGGTCTTGATACGATCTGTCGCGTTGTCGCCTAACTTAGCAATCTCAATTTCAGCAGATACTTCTTCTACGGCTTCTGATTGAGCAGACAACAAGTCCCACGCTTTATTAAAATAGTCTTGAGACATATTAGTCTCAGCAGCAAAGCCCATTAGCTCCTGCATCAACCCGTCTTCTTGGTCGATACCTTCGGGCATTGAGTAGCCGTCTTTAGGAGCGCCCTTGAACGCACCGAACTTTTTCTCTAGCTCAGTATAAGCAGCAGCCTGATCGGCGACTGACTTGTATCTGTCAGACTTGTACCATTCTGGCGCCTCACCGGTTCCCTTGATCCCGTCAGTTAAGAAATACTCACCTTGGGACAATTCTGGCTGGGCAGCATCTACTAAACTGACTGGTTGTGCTTCTACTGCAACATCGTTTTCTACTGATTGTTCACTCATAGTTATCTCCACGCATATTGAATTACAGCCCGCTTAGGACTGACCGCTTGATGCTTCAACCGGATTTCATCGAGCCTTCTGCCACCGTTAAGCAAAGATAGATCGTTAACGTCGATCCAATCTAAATGCTTGTTTTCTCGGTAGCATCTGAATGCTCTGAATTTATGAAGATACTCGAACTTATCAAACCCATACTGTGCCGCAAGCAGATCTAGCCATTCAAATTTAAATCCTTTGTCTTGCAAGTATTCCCGTTCGTCGCAAACTACCTCGACGGATGGGGCTTCCTTCTTGGGTCGTCCTTTTTTTTTAATTTCTACTGGTGCTTCTACTTCCATTACTTCTGTCATAGCCTCTCCGCTTGCTGGATTTGGTGAACAATAAACCTCATGACGCCAGTCTCACCATTATGGTAAGCGGCTTCATAGTTTATATTCTGTGCAGCAAGAGAAGTGTCGTTCTCTAGTAGAAAGCGTTTGCTCAGGTCTTCTAGTACCTTGTTACCGTCGTCAGTTGCAAAGCAACGGTTATAAGCCTTGGCTAATTCGGCTTGTTTTTCCCTGATTGCGCTCTGTGCTTTCTGTGCTTTCCCCGTATCTATCTCTAAGTCTTCCCAACTCATTGAACGGCCTGTAGTTGCGGTGGTTGTTGAGTAGAACCTTGCATCTCCATCTGTTTAGCTTCCGCTCCAGCTTGGATGATCTTCTGTTTTTCTGCGTCATCACGGACTAATTCAGAACTCATGCCTGTTTTCTCTGCTACCCAGGTTCCAAAGTCCTCAATCTTAAAGGCCATTTGCACTTGGTCAGGCCCAGCAGTCGATAAAACAAACTGTACGGCTTGTTGTACCGCTAAAATGTCCTCGGAATCCTGTGCTCGGGCTAGTGGCGACGTGAATTTGATCTCTACATCACGGCCATCCAACTCAATAGGCGTGATTAACCCACGACGAATTAAGATAGACACAACTCGCTTGAGGATTGGGATCAATATTTCAGTCTGCAATCGTCCAAATGCTGAACCAATACGTTTGGCTAGTTCTCTGGACTCGATGGCAATCTCCGTTGCAGTCCTAACCGGCCCTGCTGGGTCTCTCAGATCGTTGAACATGGCAAGTTTAATAGCATTTTGCAGTTCTGATATCTCGAATTGTGCTAGTGCTAGGCTACTTGACGTGTCTAACCGTTGGATTGATGGGTTGTTGGTGTTGTTAGAGCCTACTGGGATAACAATACCTGGCGCTATAACCATATTGTAGGGATTAGTAACCCCGTCGTCAGTTGCAGTGTACATGCCCGCTAGATCAATAGCCGCTTTCTGCAATACGAACTCTTTGGCCTTGTTCAATGACCGTACATCTGGGAGCGTTTGCATGGCTGGCCCACGACCTCGCACCTCACCAGAGACTTTAGTGTACCGGCCCGTTACCCAAGGCGATGAAACACCAAAATCTTCTGTCCAAGATAGACGTTCTTCTTGTTTAACCCATACACAACCGTAGTATCGCTTGGTCTTGGGGTCAAAGATGACACCTTCGGACAGTTCAACCTCTGCATTGGGCTGGTTATCGATCATTTCTTGGACAGTGGCCGATGGTT